CCTCTACACTTTCTAAAAGTTTTTCTATCTTTCTAAATCCTAATATGTGGCTATCAGTTGGAAAAAAGTAATCCCAATATCCACCCTTATTGTTTTTCCAAAATGCGATTGCTAAAGCTAACTTACCTGAACTTTTTTTAAATAATATACCAGCAGTTAATTCACTTACTGGCTTAATCTTAACTACTTCAAATGTTTCGTTTGTATGATTAAATTGTCGATTAGGGTTGCTAAACATTTCGGCAATCTCTTTTGCCTTTTGATTTAATTTATGCACTCTATCTTTTGTCATTGTTTTTGGAGCAAAGTGTTGGAACTGCCCCAACTCCTTTTTACTGGAAGTAAAATATGCTTCTTGATACACCAACTTTGCATTTAAAATAATCTCATTTGTTCATTAATATTAATATTTTTCTTTTTAATTATAAAAGGCATTTCATCAATAATGTTATATTTCTTTTCACTTGGTTTTAATATTTTCCATTGTAAATCTTTTTCTTTTGGATAATTTTTTCCCCAAACAACAGTTGATTTTTTTAAATTTCTTTTTGCATAATTATTTAAAGGTATTATATATCTAAATTGTTTTCCCTTTACTCTACTTAATTTTAATAAAATTCTATGATCATAAGTTGGTCTTTTACCTAAATTTGATTTTGTGCTTTCTCCAAATTTTTCTTTAATTAATCCCTGTGCAGTTCTTGGGTGAATTTTATGACCTTCTTTTGTTACATATACATCAGTCCAAATATATTCTCCATAATACATACTAAATGCTTGGTAAACGTATCCAACCTTCCCAACAATTCCATCTGCCCAAGTAAATAAATATTTTTTTTCAGGATAATTTTTCTTTAACCACTTTACAACTTTTGACAAAAATATAGTTTCTGAATTTCTTGGAAGTTTATCATGCAAACACATTTTTCCAATTTCAAAATAGTCTTGTGTTTCACAATTAGGGAATAATTTTCTGATTGTATGTAGTGGTCTTGTCCCCCAACCAAGTGTTAAAACTGCTAAAAGTTCACCATCAATTATAATACCAATTCTCTCTTTTGTTAATCTTGGCATAACATCGCCTGAATAATGATGTTTAAGAATGAAGTTATTGCCTTCATCTTTAGACAATCTTAAAATTTTTGATTCTGATAATTTTTTAAGAATCATAAAAGGAGAAAGGGACAACTACTATTTGGTATGTTAATCTCAAAAGGAAATAAGAAGTAGCTGCCCCTGTTTCTCTTAATTAGAATGGTAAATCGTCCTCATTTACAACAACTGTTTCCTGGATACCATTTGGTATAGGTTCATTAGGTTGTGTATTTAATGGTGTTGTACTTGGATTTTCACATGCTTCAACCCAACCCTCAACTCTCCTGAAGTTATCAATAAATTCTCCAGTTGTCCACTTCATTCCATTGGCTATGAACAATTCAATGGTGTTATTAAATATCATACCAAATCTTGCACCATTGGTGTAAGTTGAATTAGTAGTATTTACTTGCTGTTTTAATGCTTTATCTTTTTCAAGTTGTTGCTCAAACTTATTAACACTTTTCTTAATATTTTCAAATTGAGGGTTTGCAGATTCTTTGCTTACCTGTTCAACTTTCCAATAATTACGAAGTTGCCCTTCATCAGTAGTAAATTGTTCCCAACTTAACAAGAAGTCATCTCCAGTTTTAATAAGATCAAGTTTTCTTTTTAACGAATCAGTAGCATCTAAAGTCATTGTTTGACCATCTTGTAGAACATCGTATTTAAAGGTATTAAACTTTTTACCCTGCCATTCCTTTTGTTCATAGACACCACTTGAATTTAAAGTTAATCTAAGTTGCCCACCGACATTTGCCTTTAGGTCTTTTAAGTTTACAAAAGCCATATTTTTCTCCTTTTAGTAGTTTAGTCTTATTTTCTTTTTATTATTAAAGTTATATATTTTTTCAATACTTCTCAAATAATCTTCTTTGCATGATTGATGTAAAATTTTAGCACTTTGGTAGCTCATTTTTTTTAATAGAGTTTTGTGTTTAAAATCTAACATTTTTAAACAATCTAAAATTGCTAATACAAAACTTCTTCTTCTTACACCATCATAATATTTTTCATAAGACAATATTATTTGTGCATTATGTTCTGCATATTCCAAAGATTTTATTTTAAACTTTCCTTGTTTAAAATTGTATAGAACATCACTATTCGGATTATTTTTATATTGACGAAGAAGTGTTATACATTCTTTATGTTGAAATTTGTATCTATTTTTAAAATCTCTATATTGGATATATTCAGGAAATCCTTTATTGCAATAACTATTCATATAATCGTCTAAAGTCCAATTTTTATTTATTGTATTTAATCTATGAACTTCAGGCATACCCAAACCATCAACTTTAATAAAATAAATAGGTTTTTTTAAAGATTTTAAAGCATGATACCTATGCTGACCATCAATAATTTCATATTTTTCGTTAATAATTATTGGCACTTGTATATATTTTTCCTCTATGGACTCTTTTAATCTATCTAATTGTGATGGATTAATGTTTCTATTACCATCTATAAATTTAAATAAATTATAATCTGCTGTTTCATAAACTTTATTAATTAACTTCATTATTTTCTCCTACTCAATATGTTCAGCAGAAGTTGGATTTGGCATCAACCTAACTTCTTCTTTTGGTCTTTTTGCCATTTCTTCTGCTAATCGTTTTTTCTCATTTTCAACTTGTTCACGTATGGATCGTAAATCGTTCCGAAGTTGATTTTCATTATCATTGTCAATTCTATTTCTTTCCATTATTTCAATTAACAATTCTAATTCTTCTAATTTTAATTTTACTATGATAGCCATTCGATTATCACCTTTTTAAAATACTCCCACATTACAATAATAAATATTGAGTATGCAATTATTTCAAGAATCATATTGATCTCCTTTTTTGATTTAACATGCAAATAAGATAATTATTTTTTTTTGTTGTAGTCAAGTTTTATTTTTGATTAGTCTTATAATTCTTCTTATGCTTTAACTTTTTATTAGTCTTTGTCTTTGTCTTGCACCCTTATTATAACCCTTTGATAAGACTTGTTATCCACATACTTATTAACATTTTGTGTATGATCCATTAACCCTTTATATAACCCTTAAAAATAACTTGGAAAAGACTTGCACTATTCGTTTCTATATATTAATATTGTATATGTTAGTTAAACAAAAGGAGAAAACAATGATTACAAGAGAAAGATATAATGGAAACGATATGACAAAAAAACAATTTAATAGTTGGGTTAGAAAAAACACTAAGCTAATGTGTGATGGCACAGGATACTTATATGGAGTGTCTTTAAAAGAGTTTGATGTTGATTTCAATTTGTTATCAGTTAAAAACAAAAAAGAAGCTATTGAAAAGTTGATCAATAATAAAGAACTATACAAAAGATATACTGGAGAAATGTATACTTCAATGTTTACGAGTGATTGGGCGAATACAGAAACCTATATTATTGGTTGTTCTTATGGTTATGATTACAAAAAACTAAAATAAACATACTACCTCTTAGTTACAAAGAACCCCCTAAAATAAGGGGGTTTTTTGTTTATGGGGTGATTATATACCTTTCAGTATAAAAGTCTTGTATTTATTGGATTTGTTGCCTTAAAACGATTTGTGTGCTAAATCTTCCATCTGCTATTTCAGTAAATGTCATTGGCTTATCCAATCTTACCCAATGAAAAGACGATCCATCATTGTAAAGAAACTTTGTCGCTTCACCTTTTAAAGCATCTTGCATGGTAATTAAATTAGCTTTGAATGTGCTTGAAATGTTTTGAAAGCTTATAGTAATTACTTCTTGTCCAGGATTTACATTCAGGGCGTAAGAAACCCCACCAAGACTCGTGTTTATATCGTTGTTATAGTCAATAGATGATTGAACATTAACATCAGGCTCTACTTCAAAGTTTAGTTTTCTACCAATTAAGACTTCAGATACATTAGATACTGCATTCAAAAATTTTATATAAAACTTATTACTTGTTGTTTCTGTCAAATCTCCAACTTTCCAACCTGCTTCACTTGCTACTGCTATGGTTTCTAAATTTGTAATACTTCCACTTGCACCACTTAATATTCTAATAATAGAACCACTACCTCCACTTGCACCTGTAAAATATGCTGCAGCCACATTTGCAGTAGCACTACTTCCTAAGGCATATTGGATTGTATCTCCAACATTAATTGCTGTAAAAGTTGTTCCTATGTTTTGGTCTGATGACCTTTCATGATTTGTGATAACATCTGATTCTGCAAAAGTTTGTGTTGGTGAAGAACCTGATACTGTTCCTTCATTTACATCGTTATCACTTCTGTATTGATTGATACTAT